AAATGGAAAAGAACGCCCCAGATCAGTTAAATATTAATTTTATAGATGGGCCCTTCGTCGAAATTATCGACAAAAATACGAGATATTATAATGTTGAGTTTATCGATTTAAAAACTGGGGAGGTTCATCATCAAACAGATCTTAAAAGTAATCATTGGACAAGGGCAAACAAGAAATACTATATTGATTGGAAAATACGAATAAGAGGGTTAGATACTGATTTTTTCTATGAACATAAAATGGACTTTAACAATCGTAGGGTTTTAATTGGGTTTGAGTCTAAATCATTAGGAGACACATTAGCGTGGATTCCATATGTTGAAAAATTTAGAATAGAGCATAATTGTACTGTGATTTGTTCAACATTTCATAATAATCTTTTCAAAGATCAATACCCAAATATTGAATTTGTTGAACCAGGATCAACGGTTAAGGATATCTACGCACTATATAGAGTGGGTTGGTTTCGTAAAGATAATAAAGTGGATTTTGATAAAAACAAATTTGACCCAAAAACTGAACCACTAAGTAAAACCGCATCCGACATACTTGGATTAGATTATGTTGAATTAAGACCGTTACTACCAGTATTAAGTACAGAAAAAAAGAAAGTGGTTTCAATAGGTATTCATTCAACCGCACAATCCAAATATTGGAACAATCCAACTGGTTGGCAAGAAATTGTTGATTATTTAGTATTAAAAGGGTACGAAGTAAAACTTGTCTCTAAAGAAGAAGACGGATATATGGGAAACAAACACCCTAAAGGCATTACCAAAGTTCCATCAGGATCTCTTGAGAATGTTATTAAAATTCTTCAAGAATCAGAATTGTTTATTGGTGTTGGTAGTGGTTTGTCTTGGTTAGCTTGGGCGGTTGGAACTGAAACCATATTAATCTCAGGGTTTTCTGAACCATATTGTGAACCATTAAATGGGATTCGAAGAATAATAAATGAAGATGTGTGTCATGGTTGTTTTAATAGACATATTTTGGACGCTGGAGATTGGAATTGGTGTCCCGACCATAAAGGTACAGATAGACAATTCGAGTGTACTAAAATGATTACATCCGATACCGTTATTGAACAAATAAACCTTGCACTCGGATTATAGTTAAGGTTTTAAAATATTGTTAAGCTTATTTACGATACTCTCAACATCATTTTTTGGTTGTGATGTTGGGGGTGTCACAACTTGAGGTGGACGTTGGGGTACCTCTTTTATTTGTCCTTCAGTAACGACAACCGTTGCTGTTCTTGTTGCAACTTCAGCCGTATCTTTCTTTTTCTTGCATCCACAACCCAATTTAGTAAGTATTAATTTAGTTTATTATTTCAAAATTATGTTTATAACAAGTTTTCCGTATTGATCCCTTAGATCCGTTATCCACTTTTATTCCTCGCAAGCAATTGGAAATTGACATTCTCACATTTCGAGGTTTTCCTTTTGCAAATCCATTTAAAATTAAATAATTAGCTCCTTCAACCAATGTGTCAAACATAAACATATCATTTGTTTTAATGTTCGTTAATGAAAATGTATTAAAATTTCCATTTTTAATCTTATTATATCTCGAAAGTTTTATTTTAACAGAGTCATTGTATGTGTTTCTTCTAAATTCATTAACAGTCGCAAGATTATAGCCAAATTCGGATGTATTCGATTTAAGTGTGGCAATATGGAAGTTTTCTCTTTCAATTAATTTTGTTTCATTGCACTGTTCAATTATTTGAAAATTAAAAGATTTTTCTTTAAATTTATTAAAAGCGTTTTGTAAATGTTGGTTATCATGACATCCACGTTTCAACATCCAAAAATGTTTGTATTGTCGAGATTCAATATTAACTGAACTACCAATATAAATTTTACCATCAATTGAATTTTCAATCTTGTATATCCCACAACCCATATTAGTTCTTTTTTAATAAATATTTGGAATTATTATTTATTTGCGTTATCTTTGTCCAAGATACTAAAATTAAAATAAAAAGTAAATGGATAAAGACTTTGTACCCGTAAGGAGTGTGTATTATACAAACCACGATGTTATTAAGAATATAATGGAATTGTATAACATTGAACAGTTTGATCTTGATTGTACATATTCCCGTGGATTATTTTGGAAAGATATAAAGGGGCCGAAAATTAAAACCGATTTAGTGCCAATAACCGAAGATACAATCCAAGCCGATTCTGAGAATTTACCGTTTGAAGACGGAACAATGAAAAGTATAATGTATGATCCACCATTTGTAATAAGTGGTAAAATGTACAAAGAAAACAAAGAGGGTAGTTCAGTTATTGCCAAGAGATTCGAGGGCTATACCACATATGAGAAATTAACCACCAACTATTATAATACATTACAAGAGCTTTATCGGGTCTGCGAGAAAGATGGGTTAGTAATAATGAAATGTCAGGATACCGTTTCAGGTGGTAAAAATCATTTTACTCATGTGATGATTATGAATATGGCGTTGAAAATTGGGTTTTATCCAAGAGACCTGTTTATTTTAGTAGCAAAAATGCGTATTAATAGTTTTGGCGGCAAGTGGAATAAACAAGAACATGCCAGAAAATTTCATTCTTATTTCATAGTTCTCGAAAAAACTAAACCTAAAGTAAAATATCTTTTCTAAAAATTTGGCAGTCTCAAAAACATTATTTATTTTTGTACTTTCAATTTGTGATAAATCACATAATAACAATTAAAAATTAAAAAAAATGGAAACACCATCAGAACAATTAAATGAACTTAAAGGTTCATTCGTGTCCTCATTAAGAAGGAACAACAAACAGATTCGTGACGACCGTGCCTTGGCAATTGCCGAAGACGCTGAACTCATTTTCAAACGTGAAGTTGAAGACATTTTAACCGAACTCAAAGTTGCAAAACGGGAACGTGATGCTATGTTGGATCTCGGAGGAACTTCAACAACCACAATTATTTCACAATCCGATTTCAATGCAAAAGCATTTGTTGCAAAAGACCTCGAACTCGGTCTTAGGATTCGTGAACTTGAAATTAAGTTGGATATCGCTTCCAAAAGATATTCCGAACTTTTTACGGGAGGAGTTGAATAATGGGTCATAGCTCGTATAGCCACGAAAGTCGTACAGTTCGCGGAGCCTCAATGGGCTATTACACCAAATCCGCTGACGATATTTTTGTACAAAATAAGAAAGGTGAGATCCATGAGTCAATGGTACCTTCAAAGGCTCTTATTCGTGAAGCCAGAGATTCCGTTGCACATCCAAAATCTTTACCGATCATTATAGGTCTTGATGAGACTGGTTCTATGAGGAAAATTCCTCACGAATTAGTAAAGGACGGACTTCCAAATATGGTTGGTAATCTCATTCAAAAAGGTATTTCTGATCCTTCCATCCTTTTCTTAGGAATTGGTGATCATGAATATGATAACGCTCCATTACAGGTTGGTCAATTCGAAAGCGGTGATGAAGAACTTGATTTGTGGTTAACCCGGACATGGCTTGAAGGTCGTGGTGGTGGTAACGCTGGTGAAAGTTATTTTTTGGCTTGGTATTTCGCAGCTAAACATACCGTTACCGACGCATTTGAAAAGCGTGGTGAGAAGGGTTTCCTTTTTACCATTGGTGATGAACCTTGTTTGAGGACTTTGCCGAAAAACGCGATCGATGAACTTATGGGTAACGGTGCTCAGTCAAATTATACCGATAAAGAACTCCTTGAAATGGCTCAGGAGAAATATGAAGTTTTCCACATCCATATTATGGAAGGATCTAATGGTCACTCTTCACTTGGATATTGGCAAAAACTTCTTGGGCAACGTTGTATTCAGGTTAATGATTACACCAAAGTAGGTGAAGTTATTGCAAATACAATTGTCTCTCACTATGAGTCAAGAATCTCTCACGACACTAAGTCGTCACCTGTTATCAGTGACACAGATAGTGGTACTAAGAAAAAAGATGAACCAAAAATTATGTTATAACTATGGGAACTGTTAACAGAAACAATCCGCAGTCTTTCGAGGAAATGGCTGCCGACGACGCAAAAGAAGTGGTTAAAGAAACAACTGAAGTAGTTAATGAAACTACTGAAGATGTTGTAACGACTGAACCACAGGAAAACGAACCTGCTGAATAAGAAACTATGAATAACGCTAAGATTGTAATCGGATCAATTTGGGGTGATGAAGGAAAAGGTATAACAACCGATTTCCTTTGTAGTAAAAATCCAAAATCAACTATTGTCGTCAGATTTTCTGGTGGTCAACAGGCTGGTCATAATGTTAAAATCAATGGCGTTAGTCATATTCATTCAAGTTTTGGGAGTGGCACACTGAGAGGTGTGCCCTCCTATTTATCTCATTATTGCAGTATATATCCTGTTACGATGTATCGAGAAGCATATGAGTTGTACGAAAAAATCGGTCAAATTGAATTTTATATCCATCCATTGGTTAATGTAACGACGCCTGCCGATGTTGCATACAACCGATTAATTGCCCCAATCACTAATCATGGGTCGTGTGGCCTTGGTGTGGGAGCAACAATGAAAAGAAATATCGAAACTCCTTATAAAGTATATGGCGTTGATCTATTACATTTACCTTCACTTAAAGAAAAGGTTAATTCGGTATACAAGTATTATGTGGATTTAATCGGAGACGATTATCCGAAATTAAAGAAATTAAAAGAAATCTATGATGAGGAATCAACATACTTCTGGAAGTACGTTGAAAAGATTGAATTCAATGTTAAACCTTACAGTTTCTTAAAACAATATGAGAACATAGTTTTCGAAGGTTCTCAGGGTATTTTATTGGATATGGATCATGGAATATTTCCTAATGTCACATATTCCAACACCACATCAAAAAACGCTATTACAATTGCCAGAAATCTTGGAATAGATGATATTGAAGTATTCTATATCACACGTTGTTATCAAACAAGACATGGGGCTGGGTGGATGAGTAACGAAGATAAAATTGAACTCATTAACACTGAAGATGAAATTAATAAGTTCAACGAATGGCAAAAGAATTTCAAGGTTAGTGAAATTGATTATGACTTGCTTAACCATTCATTCGAACTCGATAATATATATTCCGATGGTTTACCCAAAAATCTTGTGGTAACCTGCCTTGATCAAAGAAAAAATTTCCGGTTTGAATATGAGAAATTGAATACAAAATTCAAAAAAATATATAATTCATATTCCCCCGATTCAATCGATTTCGTTGAACTTATTGTTCAGGGAGTAATGTCTAATTCTAAAGTAAAATTATAATGTCAAAAACACAATTATTTATTCCCGAAAAATGTAAAGTCGGGTTACAGAAACGCGGTGACACTTACACAGGTAAGTTAGGTTATATCATTTATCACGATGGTAAAGTTTGGAGGAAAGAGGGGTCTTGGGAGAGTTGGAGGCATAAAGAAGGTAGTCCTTATGCTACGTGGAATTCTGAATCCGGAGTACGTGAAGAGGGTATTCACGATGATAGTGTTAAACCAATTGAATTTGATAATGTTCCAACCGAAGGGTTTGTCTTAAACAAAAAAGCCGGAGGTTACAGTAGTGGTTGGAATCATCGTCAAACCTATTCCAGGGTTTATGACCCAAGGGGATGGGAGTTTGAAATTACAATTCCAAATCTTCTTTATATCCTTCAAGAATGTAGTTCTTATAAGGGTAAAGGACTAGAGGGTGAATTTGTTTATTCTTGGGATGGTAAGGATTTGGTGTTATTACCTGTATCTTCCCCCGATTATAAAATGTGTAAAGAATTCACAGATTTGCAGTCAGTAAAATTCAGTGCAAGAGATCTGAAAGAGGGATATACCTATCTTACTGGCAGAATGCAAGAATGGGTTTATATAGGTCGATACAATGTATATGAAGACACATACAATAATGTTACAAAAATAGAAAAAGATAGAAACTACGTTGTTACTCCCCAAAAGAAGCATGTTTTTGTTACACATGATACTGAGGAAGAAGGATTAAGATATGAATTTGTTTCTTCAATGAATTTGATAAAGAAATGTATTTCCGAATCGCCAAATCCTAAGTTTCCTGATTATGTTGATACATTCTTGAATTCCATTTATGCTTCTTTGGCGGATCATTTGGTGGTTGAGCCTTTTAGTGAAAAATGGTTGAAAGAACATTTCGAAAGGGGTTTGTATTATAGTACCTATGTTTATAGGTTTGGGAATATAAGAACTCTTGAGGATTTTGTGAACTCAAGGAAAAATATAAAAAGAACCAACGCGCCTTTCGAAGAATATGAAATTTATCGGGATACTAATTCGGTATATTCTTGGCACACAAGAAATAATACTACTTCCGAAGGAACTTTCTCCAAAGAAGAATTAATGCAGAATTATGGAATGTTAGTAAGAGTATATAAAAATGGATTTAAAAAAATAGTATAATGGCAAAGAAAAATGACAACTTAGTGTTACAACTTTTAACGAAAGTTGAAGAAAAGAAGGCTCAAATCTCAAAGATAAAAAACCCTTCATTTAAAACCAATTTATCCTTACCGATAGATGGTACACAAACAAGGATAAATTTGAACGTTGCAACCCCGGAACTCTTGTTCAGTATTCTAGTGGATCTAGAAACAAGAATTGAAAAATCTCAAAGTGTTGCTGAAAAATATGATGTTGTTTTTAACAACGCATGGCACGGATTCACTTTGGAAGATTGGAGGGATGATATTGTATTAAAGATTAAACAAAATCAGGCACAACGTCAGGTTAATGAATTGAGGGAAGTTGAAAAGAAATTAAATAGTTTGATGAGTGAAGACAAGAGAACTAATATAGAGCTCGAAAAACTGTCTACACTACTCTCGGACTAATAGGATTTTGTGGGGCTCCGAGATACATATTAACTCTGTCCCCCACTTTCCAATCTTTACACGTTCCGCCAGGGAATTCGAGGACATGATCCCCTAATCCAGTATAACGAGGCGGATTCATCCGATGAGGGTCTTCAATTGGACAATTATGATGAATCATACTGATTCGTTTGTTTAATACAAAAATGATATCTAATGGAATTATGCAACCTTTCATCCAAAATGAATGGTGACCTTTTCCCATTTTAAATACCATACAACCATCAAGGTTATTTCGACCTTGCATACCCTTTGAAAATTGGTTGGGTTTAAGGTATTCAGCGTTAAAAGTTTTTCCGTTTATGTGTACACTCATGGTTATAAATATTTGGTAATATAGATTATTTTAATTATATTTTATAGATGGAAACTAAATTTATTTCAGATTTTAATTATGGTGCATCTCTTGAAATTCTTGGAGAAGATAATAACGTATATTTGGTTCAATTTTTTGATAATAAAACTAATACATTAATTCATCAATCTGAAATTACTTGTAATCATTGGACAAGATCAAATAGGAAATATTTTACGGAATGGAAGATTGTTGTTCTCCATAATGGGATTGAGGTATTTACTGAAACATTTGATTGTCGAGGGAAAAATGTTCTAATAGCTTCAACGAGTAGGGCTTTGGGGGATAATATAGCCCACGCTCCATATTTTGAAGAATTTAGAAAAAAACATAATTGTAATTTAACGGTTGCAACTAATTTTTGGTGGTTTCTTAAAGATTATTATCCTAATATTAAATGGATGAATATTGGATTACCACTAAATGAATATGGTGTACAATACGCACATTATAGTGTGTCCATTGGAATAGATATGGATACATTTGATAAAGGAATTGATAAAATTAATAACTCCCACAATAACATATATAATAAAGTACCCGTAAAATATATTAAGGGACTAACATTTTTTGATGTGGATAATAATCCCGAACATCCTTTATTGATACCAATACAAAAACAGGTGTCTAATGTACTGGGGTTGGAATATAAAGAAATAAGGCCACATTTTGAGATAAATTTAGATCGTCCAATAATGGGGAAATATATTTGTATTTCAGAATTCGCTTCAGGGCCAACAATGAAATTGTGGAACAATCAAGTGGGATGGAAGAATCTTATAAGTGAATTAAAAAGTAGGGGATATGAAATTATATCAATTTCTAAGGAAAAATCAGAATTAAATGGTATTATTAAAAGAAACGGTGACTACACATTAATTGATAGGATGCAATATATGAAACATGCTGAATTTTTCATTGGTGTTAGCTCAGGATTATCTTGGTTAAATTGGGCTCTTGGTAAAAAAACAGTTATGATTTCTGGATTTACCGTTGTGTCGAATGAATTCCAAGAAGATAATATAAGAATCAAAAATGAGAATGTTTGTGGCGGGTGCTATAACTCTGAAGAACATGCAGATAATTTATGTTGTCATCATAAAGATTTTTGCCCCACTAATAAAAATTTTGAATGTACTAGAAAGATATCACCTAAAATGGTAATTGATAAAATGATTGAAAATAATTTAATTTAATGAATTCACCCATTAAGTATTTTGG